AGTAAGTTTTCCTAAACGTAAAGAATCTCCTCCTTTCACTCCTACGTATGCAGGAGCTTGAGAAAACAATATACATTTGGTGCCTACATCCTTTTGTCCGAAAATATGGAAGAAAGGAAGGGTCTCTATATTGACTTGGTTTATCTTATTGTTCATATCCCTAGCAATAGCACCCTGAATATCTACAGGCAAGTTGGGAGACTCTTGTTGTATCTGGGCTATAGGGGCGTAAATTTCTCTGTCTGCGGACCTTACAGCAAACTCCTTAGCAGCAAGAAATTGATCACTTGGTTTTTCTGTTTCTAAGTTAGTTCCAAAAAAAGAGTTTAGCGCAGTCTTAGCAAACTTTTCTTTTTTTATTAGATCATCAAATCTTTCTATTTGGCTCTCTTTGTTCTTTTTTGTTTTATCTAAATAATCTAGTCTGGCTTTTGTTTCTGCTGGGAAGCTGCTGAATCCAACAGGCAAAGATCCTTGAGCTACAGCACTATTTATTCCACCTACTATCTTTGAGTAAGTAGAGGCCATAGAGGCAAGTAAGAAGTTACGATCAGTGTAATTCATACTAATAGTGTTGGGCTTGTCCGTTCCATATTTGAACACAGGTATATTTTCTTTTTTTGCTTCTCCTGCTAACTCCGGTATTTTTTCAACATACTCTTTAGGAAAATCATATAACCCTCGCCAACCAGGATCAGATTTTGGAGTACTAAAATTAGTAGTTTTTAAGTCTCTCATAAACGAATAAAACTGTTCAGTACATTTCCTATCCTGAAGATGTAACAAGTCTGAGTCTATAGGATTATCTTGAGCATACAAAAACTCTCTAATCAACTCCTCATCACCAACTATACTTATAGGCCCAGGGTAAGTAATACCCTTAAGCAATGGATAAAACCTATTAAACCTCCTGAAAATATTGCAAACATCCACATCAGACTCAGTATACGCTACTAAACGCCTTCCTTCGCTGGTAACATTTGCATTACTTCTAAGCCCACTGTAAATAGCTTGAAGTAATTTGAACGCAGGAGGAGTCGTACCTTTGGTGGTTTCTGTTCTAGCCTCAGCCTTGTATATTTGCTCAAAGAACCCTGCGTACCTGTCTTCCGCATTAGAGAACTGTTCCGCCTCAGCAAAAACATTAACAGCAGCCGTAGGAATAACCTTTGCTCTTTCTTCTAAAGATAAAGACCTGCCTGTACTCTTGGTAATACTAATATTGAACTTCTCCAATACATCATAAATAAAACCAAGATTGTCACTTATTGCGTCTGTTGAGAACTTAGGTGCCTTTTGTTTTGATTTTGATCCTATAGGAGTTTTGCTAGAATTTGCAATAGAAAAGTACTCTTTCTTTCTTTGTTCTATAAAGTTAGAGCAGTACTTATCTATATCAGGCAACAACACTATAACATTTTCATTACGGAAGGCTACACGGGCTAACTCTCTTACAACATCACAAACTATACCGTGAAACTCTATTGGTTCTTCTCCAGTAAAACCTTGAATATTAGTAGTATAAGAGTAAACAGGTTTCTTTGAGTCAGAAAAATTGAAAGCCTTTGATCTTCCTTTACTTTCGTAGGTGATACCTAGAGAAGGTTCCATCTTCTCTACTTGTTCCTCCTCGTCTTTGCTTATAGCATTAGATGCCTTCAGTCCCAAAATAATCTTTCTTCCACTAGAGAAGTCTATAAAGGCAGTATCTATAACAAATCTATAAATGGAACTCCACTGCTCTGTATTAGAACCAGTACCAAATACAATATACAACCAATGCCCGTCTCCTGGATCCAACGGCGTTAGCACGGGATTCTCTAAATCAGATAATGCTTGTTTGGAGTCCTGTTTACTAGCCGCGTCTTCGGTATCAGGAGTATCCTTTATCGCTTCCCAATTATTATACTTATCAAGAAGTCTACCCTTCAGTAGCCGTTCCTCAAACTCCCCCAAAGGATCAAGCAAAACCAACGTAGCGCCATACTGAGAACTTCCTCCTGACAAAAATTCTGCTTCAAAAGAAACAAAATTAGGGTTGTCTATCGTAGAAAACAAAAGAGTATTTTCTTCTCTAAGTATGTTTAAACTCTGGCCTATGTTAGCTCCAGTCTCCAAAGCATCCCTCAAAGAACCATAGCTAGTAGAAACAAGCACATGACTAGTATTAATCATATCTTAGGAATAAGTATTCTTTGGTTCTGAGTAAACCCTTCTGAAGGGTCTGTTATATTATTTACCAACATTAGTAACCACCAATTAATAGGTGTACCGTAAAACACATTTGAAATTAGGTCTGGTCTATTCTCATATCCTGCTGGTACATACCCCACCTCATATTCATAAGCATTTTCTAGATTCCCTACCATTTTGTCGAAGAAAGGATCATTTACTATGGTTGATATTGTTTTGTCTTTGTGTCTAACAGTATTATAGCTAAGGCTGAATGGGCCTCTATTATTTCCTAAATTGTTCATCGTAAGTTCGCTGATCCTGGGTCAGTGCTATTCCAATCAGTCATTAGGACGCTCTCCCATCCCGCTAGGTTATCTTTTTTTACTTGATCATTAGGATCGAACTCACCGAAGTCTCCTGCTCGAACTTCTTCTAAAGTCATGCTTACGTTCAACATACGAGGAAGTAATGTGCGGATGTCGTGCCCAGCACTCTCATCGTGTTTTATGCTGTAGTCGGTACAAATACAAGCCACATCCTGATACATGACACCGTGACGTATACGGACAATAGGAGGTCCAAGGGAAGTGTCTAAAGCATTATTCAACATAGAGGCTCTAACAATGTTTACCCAATACACAATCATGTCTACAGTCTTGAGACGCTTCATAGTGCGCTCATCTACGTTGTAAGAGAATTGGAGGGCTTGGGATAGGTCAGAGGATGGAATAGGAAGAAAGTCTCCTACAGCGGATTTGAGAGGTGATACAATATCAGGGCCACTTCGATCTTCCTGATCTTCTAAATTATAAGTGCTGTAAAATACTTGGCGGTCTTCAGGAGGAATACTATTCTTGAACCAATCAGATTGTACTACCTGACGCGCAGACTCACGGGCTAGGTTGGCGGTGTAATCTAAGCCGTGCTTGAATGCTGTACCCTTACGGCTAGTAGGAGGTATACTGGGCTCAAAGAATCTACGCTTCTCCTCTTCTGTATTCTTACCCACTACAGGAGCATTGATATACTGATCGAAATTCAATCCAGGATGCTCCTCCTCCATATGAGGTAAAGACATAGAGAAATCCAGTTTAAACCTCCTTGATTCTGCTCCCAGATAAGTATACAGGTTACTGCTTCTAGAAAGTAAAGAGTGCGTATCGTATCGAGCACGTTTGCTTTCAGAAATCTTTATGTTTTGGAAGAAGGGTAGGTCTACTACAATCTTACTCTCCCCCGGAGTAGGGAAGTAAAATTTTAGCATAGATCGGCTCGGTAATGCTCTGTCTACTATGTGTCTATTGCTGCTCATAATTAGTCTCCAAACTTAACTGCTGCGCTAGTTCCTTGTTTATCTTTTAATAAAGCTTCCTGCATTATTTTTAGATGAAATACTACCTCAGCGTTAGGATCCCCTCCTCCTGTAGGATCTAAAACACTCATAATTTGATCTGTTATCAATCTCTGACTCATGTTTAGATACCCTGCTCCAGCAGTATCAATATCAGATTTGTTAATTCCTTCATCTATATTTTCTAGAATGCCTGTTTGTTTTGCCAACTCGGCTAAACGCTCTTCGTTAGCATCAAACAGTTTTCCCATTGCTTCGTGCGCGGTCTTATCAAGTGAATCTATTTTTGCTCTAGTCGCCTTTACATCAGGACCAAAAAATGCAAGATCCCCAAAAGCTGCTAATTTAAATTCTGTTCCCAACAAAGCAACCTGTGACTTTAAATAATCCATAGCAATTGCAAATTGTTTTGGATCTAAAAGTCCACCCACAATAATAGCAACCTTTTCTACCTTGTCTACTATGTGATCAAGATTGAACGTCTCGCTTTGAGTGAGATTCAACAAAGAAGGCATTAGTCTAGTCATAAAAAGGTCTTCAAAAGGTTGCTTCAGAGTATTCATAGCCGTACCGAAATCTCTGCCCGCTTCTGCTAAGCTATCCTCTCGTCTAGAAGCAGCTTTTCCTAGCTGATTAGCTGCTACGACTATATCGGTTCCAAGTTTTCCATAAACCTTAGAAAAAGACTGTATGTCACGGAAGCTCATTTGCTGAGTGTCAGCAAAACTATTCATGGCCTTCATACCCTGCATGACCACTTTGTTCATTATATTCGCTGTAGTTTTTGCATCTTTAGACACAAAAATCTGTTCGCGCAAATGCTCAATGTTTAGCTGACTCAAAAGCCCCATTTTTTCATACTCAGGAGAAAGGAACTCGTTAGCTATCCTGGTAGCTGTTTCCTGCATACCAGGACCAAGACTAGCCATCCAATCCCTAAGACCCTCGATCATCTTAGTATTTCCTGATAACATCACGCTGGGCATTATTTGCTTCAGGTCTCCTATAGCTTTTACCAAGAGATCAGAAGACATAAAATACTTATTAGCTGCTTTCGTGGTGGTAGAAGCTAAAGCATTCAAGGACTCTATACTCATACCTGTGCTTATTTGTACGTCTTTAAGCGCAGCGGCAGTGTTCTGGAAGGCTATATTGGTAAGCTTCTGTTCATGAACTAGTTTGGTTACTCCGGCCGAATTCATACCCAAGCCAGCTTTTAGAGTGAGGAAGGCTGGGGTGAATCTATCGTCTAGAGATCCCTTCAGATCCTTCATCGACCCAGATAAGGCTGCTGAAGCTACCTGATAATCTACACCAATAGAGAGGGTCGCCTTCTGGTACTTATCAAAAGCATCAGTAAGGCTTTTTGTAGAACGAACTAGGTTTGATCCTGTCGTGTTCAGCTTTCCAGCCGCTGCTATCAGGGGTAGCATTAGTCTTTAATCCTCATCCTCATAATCATTCCTTTTATATTTTTTAGATTGTAAGTACGATACTCACCTTCATCTAGTTCTCCCTGGGTATATAGACTGTATAATTCCAAAGCATCCATTCTGTAGCTACTAGATCCTACCTTGAACCCAGTAACGAGTAAGTTACCCGTTCCTGCACGTTTCACGATAGGCTGGGTGACCAAAACAACTCTACTATTCCCATCAGTATACTTGAACACCAAGTAGTCTCCTGGGATGGCTGTAGACATAGACCTAGGTACTATGGCCCATTTACCTATGGAGTGTTTTATTTTTGTAAAGAAAGTGTTCATGAACAAAAAATATAGTCAAATATACTATAACAATATGTAGTGCTTTGAAAGGATATTAGTGGGATTCAAGTTTTAGATGATAACCCTCCTAAACCTTTTCTGTTCTATATGCTCTACAGTCTTCTTCTTTTTCCTTATGCTCAATACTAATAATCTTGATATAGAACTAATCGACTTCATGGAGCTTATTGATTTTTCTCTGAGTTACTCTATGGTAGAAAAATGGCGCTACAAGTACAGCGAGAAGTTCATCAAGCATTACCAGATGAAGGTGCTTGACAGCATGACAAAACAAAAACCTTTAGCTATTGATGTGCTATTCAATTACCTAACAAAGAAGTGTAAATATCATGAGAATCAGGTTAAGCAATTCTTTCAGGATATAGAAATCGAGATATATCGACCATTCATCTATGGAACACTATCTAAATGAAAGAAGCCCTGGTCCTAACCAGGGCTTTATTCTTATTTCTTCTTTTTGCTGGCCTTTAGCTCCAGCAGTAAATCTTTGTTTGCCTTACAGGTCTTTCCATCATTGTATTCTGGACAAATGCTCTTGTACGCACACCAGTTACAGAATTCATTCCTCGATGGCTTAAAGTCCTCTTTTTTCTTTTTGCGGATCTTCCAAATCTCATCAATTACCTTTTTGACATGAGCGTTGATCTGTGGTTGACTGTACCTAACATGAGTGAAGGTATTAGTTAAAGGGTAGTAATGTGCTGCCACAATCTTGGATACTGGCACATTATACATTTTTGATATAGCAAAAACATAACCCTTTAACTGCGAGTCTTGATAAAGGTCAACCTTCGTCTTTTGCCTCTTGCTAGTTTTGTAGTCGATAATTAGATATCCACCGTCTTCGCCCTGGATTACGCGGTCAATAATTCCGTTGACAGTAGCATCCTTCATAATGTCTACCTTGAACACTAGCTCAACCCCAACAGTCTTACCCAGATCCTTGTTAAACGACAAGAAGTTCTCGAAACACCTTAAATCCTTGCCCTCGTACTTCTCTGATATAGTGTATGTTCCCTTCACTTCTTCAGCAATCTCAACCATCTCCTCAAGAGTGGTGGCTTTTACGCCATCTTCTAGAACTTGGTGGATATAGCTACCGAACTGAAGAGCAGTGGTATCAGCATCCTCTGGCTCTGGGAGCCTCTCAACGTAACGGAAATTGTACTTTAGACCACACTGTTTGTGCGTCTGCATTTTAGATTCGGAAATAGTATTTATGAATGTCATCTTTGGTCCTCAATTCATTAGAGACTATCTAGTCGCAAACTTCAGCAACATTGGCCGATTTTCTGGCTCTGGGCGTGAATTTGTTATGGAGTCTCCTTTCGTACAGAATGATTGGAAGAAGCACCTTTCTGTTAATGTAGATAGTGGTTTGTGGCAATGCTTCAAGACGAGTCGTTCTGGTAATTTTGTTAGCCTGTATGCAGCTTTACAAGACATTCCATACTTCAAGGCTCAAAGGCAATTAATACTTAAAAACTTTGAGTTCCAGGATCAAGAGTTTATTCAGGCTGATCAGGAGCGCAAAGAGCTAGAGCTAGACACCAGCAAGCTGATCCCCATCAACATCGAGTCAGGCTACTCCGACGATCCGAAACTCCTGAACGCATGGAGCCAGCTTTGGGACCGCCACCTGCTCACCGAGGTAGATGCCCCCGAAGCAGAATACTACCTGTGTGTGGAGGGTAAGTTTGCCAACCGCATTATCATTCCCTTTGAAAAGGATGGCAAGACCTACTACTTCCAGGCCCGCGCTCTGTCCGACGACCAAATGCCTAAATATCTTAACCCGTCCATCGACATTGCTGCTAAGCCCTCTGAGATCCTGTATCCTTACGACGAGGACGCTGATCACGTTGTGGTGTGTGAGGGTCCCTTGGATGCTAAGTCACTCCAGCTACAGGGCGTCAACGCTACAGCGGCCATGAAAAACATCATCAGCCCAGTACAGGCAGAGATGTTGGCGTCGTTCAAAGGACGAGTCATTCTAGGGTTTGATAATGATGAAGCTGGTCGAAGAGGGTTCGACAGGTTTGATAAGCTACGCAAGTACCGTAACATGGATGCCTTCTATGTATGTTCTCCTCCTGATGGAAGCAAGGACTGGAACGAAGCCCATATAAAAGGCGAGAACCTTTCCAAGTGGGTTACCCAGAAAAGTTCTCTATACGATTTTGAATATAAGGCTCTAGCTTCTCTAGCTTCTCTTAGCTCACTGTGAAGTAGAACGGAGGAGTAACAATAACTTCGTCAAGTAAGGAATACTTAACAGTAATCCTATAGTCCCCGACGAGTCCACCGAAGTCTGCGACATTCGGGTGTGTGGCTAAGTTTCTGGTATCGAAGTTTAGAATAATCGTGTTACAAGACGTAATATCTACCAGAGCCGAGGTATCCGCATACCCAGAGACCTCAACGTGACAGGGGAGCCCACCAACGTTAGAGTTTATTTTGTCTATTTGAACGCTGGCATTAGTGATTGCTGATTGACGGAAAAGGTTTTTGGTAGCTTCGTCGATAGTTCTATTGGTTACTGTAAGCTCAGTCTCTACTTTTAAATTAGTTACTGACCCCAACGTGACACGTTTATTAACCAATTTGTTAGCCGCTCTTACCTGGATAGGCTCCGTAGAAACAAAGAACGTGTCTTCATATAGCTCAAATTGCTGTAGGAGCGTGTGATACGGACCACTAGCTATCTGTTGTACAGTCCAAGCATCTACGTATTCCCCAATAGCAGAAGCACCATTCTTCATGGTTACATTTTCGCCATGAAAATCATAAACTCCTGAGAGGTCTTGTGTGCCGTCTAAGATGACGACATACTGACCTGTACCTGTCTTATAAATACTAGACAGTGCTAGAGGATCTCCTGGATCGTAACTAGCTGCATCTATAGCAGGGCCATCAAAGTGCATTTGCACTAAGTCGGTATCTAAGTTTTTTGAAATTAGATTCTTACTTATAACTTCGTTGGGAGTATAAGTATCCTGCCTACGGAAGATGGTTACTCCTGAAATATCGTTAGGGTCTGAATATACTCCATCGTTTACGAAGAGCGCACGAAGGGCAACTTTTTGTAGTACTGTGGGCCTATTATTTCTGTCTACACACTCTGTATTATTTACTAGCATTGGCTTCTCTCTCCGATTCGTCCTTTAGGAACTTTAGGAACATCATCCTTTCAAAGCGTGTCATTGTCTTTACATCCGAGTAAGTGAACTTAGCACGCTTTACTAGTATGTATGCCTCTAGAAGCAGATTGTCTAAATTTATTGCTGCTTCTAGTTCCCGCCGAAAAAACCTGTTCCAATCGGCAGTTCTACAACGTTCACCCCTCCGCACTTTTTACAATCCAACTTTGCTTTAGTTTCTATTCCATAATCTACCAACATAGCATTTACAATAGCACGGCGGTCCATAACAGGAAGACCTTCTACCACTGGGTGAATAATGCTTTTATCTGTATGCCCATCAATAGACTCTACGAACCTCCATAAATCATTAAAATATCCTTCTTCTCCTGATAGGTGCTTAGTGTCTCTTACACGGGGTAAACGAACCTTACACTCTTTATCAATACCTTTCAAAGAAATAGTTACGGGGTCAACAAAATCATCAGGAACAGGGTTAATTGGTAACTGAGATAGCTTTATGGTAGCAGGATTTTCCTCCCCACAATCAGGACATATAAGTAGAACTTCATAATCATCCCCAAAAGATATCTCACGGAGCTTCATAATTAAGAACATTTTGTCCATAAGTAGTAGATCATGTACTTTTACATTCCCTACACACCTGGACAAGACAATATTCATCGGATCATCACTGCTTTGCGAGACCATAGCCCTCTCATCCTCATATGTCATAGGACGGATAGTTATAGGAGAACCCGGATCTTCCAGGCGATATACACGGCTCTCTGAAGGGAGATCCACTTCTACAGCTACGTTAGAAGGAGCTTTTTCTAGGATAGCAGCAATTATTGCTTGTTTTTCTTGATCTTGTTGTTGGGTATTCATAATACTTCTTACTATTATAGTGTGATGAAAATCTTAGTAGGACTACAAAAAAGTCTGATAAAGACAGACAATACAGAATTATTGAAGGCTCTGATAGACCTTTATTCGTTCAAAATTCCTGGGGCCGAGTATTCCCCCGCTTATAAAAGAAGGCGCTGGGACGGAAAACAACACTTTATTACTAAAGCAGGAGTATTCCGTACTGGCCTTTTATCTAGACTTCTAAACGATTTAAAGAAGATTGACTGCACCCCAGAGCTAGAAAAACCCGTAATAACAGACACAAATCTAAAAGATCATCAGATTGAAGGCTTCACTTATTACGATTATCAAGAAGATTTGATCCAAACTAGCCTCGCCATGCAGAGGTGTATCATCAAATCTCCTACTGGAAGTGGAAAAACACTCATCTTAGCGGGCATGATAAAGGCTCTTGAAGGACGTAAAATGGTTGTTTTGTTCTCTCAAAAGCAACTACTGACTCAAACCTATGATTTTTTATCAGAAACTTGTGGAATAAAAAACGTAGGTCTCTGTTATGGAGATGGCTATATCTATGGCGACATTATGCTTTGTACCGTACAGAGCATCGAAAAGATACTAGATACGCATCTGGAAGAGGCAGAAGCCTTGTTTATTGATGAAGCTCATGAGTTTTCAAACGGCAAAAACACCTTAGCAGCCATCCAGTCCTTCCCTAAGGCCCTGTATCGCTTCGGGCTTACTGCTACGCCTCCCAGTGACAATCTACGCCTATACAACCTAGAGGGCGCTACAGGGCCTATCAATGAAGCCGTTACTACCCTGAACCTTGTTGAGGACGGAACCTTGACCAAACCAATTATACAACTAATAGACCAGAAGTACGAAGCTAATGGTCACGATGATACTTTAGATTTCCAAGGAGTCTATGAGGAATATGTCGTTTGCAATAAACGACGAAATAACAGCATAAAGGATATTGTAAATGGAATTAGAGAAAACAACAAATCGGCACGCATACTTATTCTTACCAAATCACTTGATCACGGAAGAACCCTGGAGGAACTTATTGGAGGCCAGTGTGAGTTTCTCGAAGGGGCTGATTCGATCAAAGAAAGGTATTCAGCTATTTCTAGATTCAGAGAGTTTGAAGGATGTAGCGTTCTCATTGGAACTAAGATCCTCCAAACTGGAATCAATATTCAAGAAATAACTCACCTAATCAACGCTCGCGGAATGAAAAGTGACATTGCCACTATTCAAGCTCTTGGGCGAGCTTTACGTAAACATGAGTCTAAGGAGGTCGTATATGTTTACGATTTCATGGATAAAGAACACTATCTCAGAGATCATAGCAAGGCACGCAAGCGGCACTATGAGAGAGAAGGTCACACGGTAAATATAATCAAATGAAAACTGCACAAGACATAAAAAAAAGCTTGATGGGTGTTTCCGAAGACGAGAGAAAAAAAATCGAGTCTTTAGTACAAGATCTTAAAGTTGTCCTACAAAGTAAAGAAATAGATGAAGACGTTGTAAGAAAGCTTAACAACGTCTACACATCAGTAGCAAGTATGAAAGATAACTTTATGTGGCGTCTACTCCGAGCCGCCAAGCAGAATCACATGCTGTGATTAAGGGTGGTGAGACTTGATAGAGATCTTACAAGCATCAGGCCAAAATTGCCCAGCGTTACCTTCTGCAACCTGTAGAACTTGAACACGATACTTATCTCCAGAAGATACCGCAGCGGGGTCGATGTACCCAGAAATACTGATAGAGCCTCTATCAATACTATCATTCCTAACCACATAGTCTGCCGCTGCTGCCTCTGTGGTATATCCAGAACCAGTATCTTTTTGTAGCTCCATCTCTAGCTTAATTCTACCTGGAGTTATTCCCGTGTCTGTTCCAAGTTGAATATTAAATTCTAAGTAGTCTCCAGCCATAGCCGCTGGAATAGTGAACTCTCCAGCACTATAAGTAATATTTCCGTTATTCAGTGTCGGAGAAGCCCAATCCACAGTAGTTAGAGATGTGGGTATATTGCCAGTTCCAGTGTAGTTAGTTGAAAGTAATTTTGTTGGAGTGTTAGGTACGTCATTCGTTCTTCCAGCACCAAGAACAACTATTCGACCATTGTTACTAGCCTTAGCTACAATACCGATGTTTTGAACTAGTTCTCCTGTTCCCGTAGGTCTTACATTTGTTATTCCTCCTGAAACAGCAACATATAAAACATCACCTTCGTCAAAGCTGTTAGTATCAATACCATCAGTTACACCAAAAATATCAACTAAACCTTGTTGATTAGGGGTTAGATCTTGAGCAAGAATGCCTACGGCTGGCATAGAACTTGACACACCTGCTGAAGCTTCTATAACTTCTACTTTAGTATCTCCAAAGAAGTTTGTAATATGTACAGGGGTTCCTGCGCTTAGATCAAAACTTTGAACATTCTTACATTCTAAAAAGTTACTGCCAATCGTATCTCCACGAAGATATGAGTTATCGCTCATGTTGATATCTGCGTCGAAATTAATTTGGCATGTTGAGTTAGCACTCAGATCAGCGTTCTCTAGGTAGAGTCTAGAATTAGGCGTTGCTATATCTGACCCTTTTAGAAGAACGTATGCTCCGCTTGCGCCTTCTGATTCCAGATGAATGTCAGCCTCTCCTAAAGAGAATATCTCTAAGGGAACAGCGTTACGTCCTAAAGCTACTCTACTTTTGGTAGAGTACTCAAGTATAGTTTTTGTATCACCGGAAGTAGTTAAATTATCCACTCCAGCAAGATTAAAATCTAATCCAACAGCTTCGGGACTAAGAACTACTTCTTGCCCTTCTATCCGTATAGGGGAATTTACGTTTACAAGCTCAGGGTCAAGTGTATCTCCCTCTGAGGCTGCGACAAGTCCTGTAGGACGACCTAAGTCGTCAAACTTAACGAATACAATATTGGAAATTATTTCCGGGTCAGGCATAAAATTCTCTCCTACCCTTTATGTAGTTCAGTCTTTATCTTCATCATCAAACTGACTAGCTAGGTCTGCCACAATAGCTTCTAGATCGGATAACTCATCTACCATGTCGTCGGTAGTCTTGTCTCCCATCTCAGCTTGTAATTCTTCTACACCAGACTCATTAGCAGGGTCTTCTTCCTGAGCAGCCTTTTCTTCTTCGGCTCGTTGTTCAGCAGATACAGCAGAGGCTACCTGACTAACAAGGTCCTCTTCACCAGAAGCTTCGCTCTCAGGTTTCTGTGCTGCCTTCTCTTCGCCTTTTTTAGAGTCTACGGCTTCTTCTACCCCTATCTCCTCGGAACTAGCAGGGGCCTTTTTAGAGCCGTCGTCATGATCGTCTTTCATATCATCAGTAGCTTCGTCTTCTGGATTCATAGAATCTTTAGTAGCAAGCTTCTCTTTTAGTGAAAGAACTAGATCTTGGATGTCATTAATCTCCTGGGATACGCGCTTGAAGTCTATTTTCTTTTCTTTTTCTCCCTCAGAGATTAGCTTATCGTAACCAGCCTGAACAAAGGTTTCTAAAAGGTACTCGTTGATATCAATACATTCAACGCCATGCTTACCTTTGAGGGACGTAGCCATTTCTGACAGAACACTCTTAAGTACAGTAGCCTTAGGAGCAAGACGACTTAAAGCCTCAAAAATAACAACCTGCGTGTTAGCGAGACTGCGGAAGGAAGCGGGATCCGTAAGGTTTTGTACATTGACACCATACTTCTCATTAATTTGCTTTACGAATACTTCGCGGGCATCCTTCTTGTATTCAAATATCTTTGATGCAAATGCCTGGATCTCACGCTCGTTTACGGCAGTGGCACCATCGACTTGGCTCAAGCAGTTGCTGAACGTGTTGAATAGACTACGCTTAGAAGCTAAACAGATATAAGGAACTTCACGGATAGCTTCAGCTAAAGCCATGACAGTAGTTTCTTCATTCTCAAAGATACAAGAAGCAAGCGTAGAGATCGTAGGGTTACTAGCCCAAACAACATCAAACTCTCGCTTGGACTCTAGAAGTTCGCGCTTGACTAATTCCTGTCGGCAAACCATTTCATAAATACTTTCGTTTACACCATCTACAAGAACATACTCACCGTTCTCCTCAATCTCCTCAAGAGTAAGACGAGGGAAATCGAAAGCCTGAGATACTGAGTTGGAAAGATTTACAGCGTTTCGTACTTCAGGAACCTTAGTAATCTTTTCCATGTTCTCACTCAAGAAGCTGATTAGTTGAGGAGTAACTTCCAGGACTTGCTGGAATTCCTCTGACTCAATGATTTTTTCAACAGAAGATAAACGATTACTTTGCTCAGAAAGACGCTGTTGAATACCTCCTAACTTCAAGCGGTTTTCCCAAAGACTGAGAACGTCAGAGAAGCTACTGTCAGCAGAGGCGTATTCGCCGTAATGGACGCTCTCTACAAAGCTTTCAATTTTCTTTGATACAAACTCATCAAAACGAGTTCCATCCTCAAATACTGAGGCATCCTCTACGGTAATGTTAGTAATACTAACATCTCCATCTAAGGAATAGTCTCCTGAGATAACCTTACGGCTCTCAGTAAGATAAGTAACTTGATGATTATCACCATCAATACTAAACAGCATTACGTTTTCACGTAAGCTACGACCAATACAATCTCCAAGCTTTACTAGCTGGGTAATTTTTTTATCTCGCTCTTCAAATAGGTGGGTAAACATTTATATCTCCTTATAGGTTCTGTTTTTCTATTATGCGAGTAAGAACCCGCCTTTGGTTTTCGTCCATCAAACTGGACTCAAGTACATATGCTATGGGGTCGATAGATTCGTTTGCGGTAGGCGGAACATTTTCTGCTCCCTCGGCTCCTCCATTCAATCCAGCTTCCCCATATCCGGGCCCTCCACCAGGAGGAGCACCGCCGCCGCCGCCAGCTACTGAAGCTGACTTAGCTTCCATCTCTTGCGCTTTCTCACGTTGTTCTTCCATCTGAGATTTTATAACTTCTATTTCTTGCTCAGTGTAGTCGAAATATTCTTTGTAAAGTTGCTCGTCAGGAATAAGGTCAAGACCTTTGACAGCCTGTACAACCCTAGTCTTCTGCTCATCCAAGTCCAGCTTACGCTTAGCACTCATGTCTGAAGGCTCAGGTAAGAAGATACGCAGCTTCTTTATAATAGAAGCAGGGTATCCACGAAGCTGAAGGTGTCGCTTGGCAATGTTCTCAAGACCCGTCTGTACGTCAATCTGAATACGCTGAATAGTCCTGGCAAACTTTACATCTAGAGAAGCAAGGTTAGCTTTACGCTCAGGAGAGCTATCCTTTTCAACAATAAAGTCTTTAGGAATCTTTAGAGCCGCAAGGAGCTTGTCACGGTAGTAGCGAACATCCTCAATTTCTCCAAGGTTTTGTGCTCCAGGAAGCGTGTCAATTTTAGTCCCCTTTCCATTACGAGTAGCAACAAAGAAATCCTCGTCCATAGACATTGGGTTGTATCGTGCGTTTACTTGACTGGAGTTGTTTTGATAGAATTTCTCTTTCTTGAACTTTTGTTTGATACGCTCGATAAACATCTCAGCCTTACTGGTGGGCAGGTTGCCTGTATCTACATAAAAAATCCTGCGCTCAGGAGCGCGGGATAAGCGGTAAATCATCATAGCATCTTCCATCATCTTTAGATTTCGGAAGGTGCGATGGCATAATGCTGCGATACTCTTACCATAAGGGTAAAAGAGCGGATCACTGGTGTGGAGTCTGAAGTGAACTATCTGGTGGCGATCTAATTCAATATACTTTACGGGCTTTTCAGGCCCGTATCCCGCCCCGTAAGTGTCTACGGAATTCAAATCAGGAACCTCCTGAAGGAACTTCTTGAGATAGCCGTACTCATCCTCAACTCTAATAATGAAATTGGGGTTAAGGACTTTTAGTTTTTTGATACCTTCTTTCGGCTTATCTACATTGACAATCATTTCGGTGAAGCAATCACCATACTTACAGGTGTTACGAGCAATATCCCAGATAATCTTATCCATCCTAATATGCTCAAATAACCGATTTACCTCTTCCACTGCGGCACTATTGTCTGCATCAATCGTCCACCGCTCTCCCTTCTGTCCTTTCTGACAACAATCGTCTGCGTAGATGTCGAACGCTGAACCAATCTCAGGGTACTCGTCCATCTCTTCATAGTCGCGGTAACGCTTCTTGCGGTTCATTTCCGTCTGAGGCATTACGGGGTTTCGTGATACAGACCCTGCGACCCCACCTTCTTTGATAACATCCGTCGTTACGATTGTGTCACCTTGGGCGGGGACAGGACCCCCAGAACCACTTATTTCTCGATTTAGTGCAGGAATTGCTTTTGTAGCAAAAAACTTAGCGAAGAATTTTCCAATGGGTCCCGTAGGTACGTAATAAGTACTAGTATTTTGCCCGGAGTTACCGAAATTAGTATACCCTTCCTCTAGATCTTTTAATTCATCAGCCATCTATAATCTTCCTTTTTGATTTGTCCACCAGCAGTTGTGAGGGTAACCTCAGTAGAGCGCGATAGTGGAAGTGGTTTTTGCTCAAGGTTTTCGTTATTAGAGATAAACTCTAGGGGAGTGGAGTCAAGAAGATTGCGATAACAGTGGACAGCTAATGCCAAGGACATAACTAGGTCGTCATGACAATTCTTTTCCGCTTCAACCTTCCCGTTTTCAGTAATTACAAAAGTGAATAGCTCGTCTACAGTTCGAGAAGAGTTTATCTTTACCAAGTCTGTTCTAACTGCTTCCTCAAGTTCAGCTAAGATGCTGTCCCTGTTTCTAGCAGTGACTTGGAACCCAAGGTCACCCTTATCGTCTGCCCAAAGGTTCTCGTACTCAAGAACATTATAAAGCCAATCAATTAAGTTGTTGCCTATAGTATTCCTTTCACAGATTATATGGGCTGTATTATATAGTGTACCTTCATTAGAAAGTATCTGAGCAAAATCGTTGATAGGGGTTTTATTGCTATAAAATTCTGCTACCTGCTGCCCATTGTACGTATTTATGATCTGAAACGCTGAATAGTCTCGATCCCGCCCCAAAGCAGTGTCAACGGCGATTATGTAAGAATAATGCGGTTGAGGGTCTTGCCAAACACGCATCCTGTTATTGTATTTACTGAACCATTCTTCTGATACAGAATCTTTTATATTTTTTAGTATTTGTCCCTCAATATACGTTTCACCTGTGCCAAGGAAGTTACATTCGTACTCCTGAAGCCATTGCTTGTGGGGCATATTGGAGCGAGTAGTTTTTTCCCAATCATCAATGTTGAGACCCTTTTCCCCCATCTCATCGTAAAGATGCTGGTAGTCGTTATTGCGCCTATACTCAGGATGCTCTGTCCACTCAATGTCGATGGGGTTGAAGGAGTTCTCTCCAGCCAAGGCTTTGGTGTAGACATCGTGATACCAGTTACCGATACCGTTTACCGTAGAGAGAACAAATGCTCGACCACCAGTAGAGATAATTGGATATACAGCAGCCCAAATCGTATCAATATGCTCAATGAACGCAGCCTCGTCAATAATAAGCATAGAACCAGCTAGAGAACGACCTGACTGCTTACCGCTGGGACGAGACTTGATGGTAGATCCTGTTTTGAGCTTCAGAGTGTGTTTGTTATCCTCAGCAATCCCAGGCTTTAGCCAGGAAGGAAGTTCGTCATACATAATCTTGATTCGGTCAAGAACCTCAGTACTTTCAGCATCACCTTTAGACAAAATAATAACTGATTTGTGCTTTTGGAAAATGATCATCCAAAGACTGTACGCTGCGGCAATAGTGGTACACCCCGCCTGACGGAATTTACGTAGAATGTTGAACCGATGGTCCTGTAAATCACTTAGAATAGTCTCTTGAAAAGGATAAAGCTTGAACGGCACTAACCCACGCACTGGGTGGGTTACTTTTATGTGTTCACTGATGAAGTGTGAGGGATTCTCCTTACACTTCCTAAATTCTTCTACAATTTGATTTTTTTCCATGAATTCCTCTATAAAAACTACTCTTATATTATAACCTTATTTTATTATAGTGTTTAAATATCAATCATGACCATCTATGCTGCTATATGTACCCGTTCCCGTGAAGAAATAACCTTAACGACAAGTAATTTAGTTACATTCTTTGCTTCTTGTGGTATCAAAACAAAAATCTTGGTCAACCAAAAATCAATATTTGAAGCTTATGATAAGGCTTTTTCTTCTGTAGAGTATAACCCTGATGATACATGGATACTTTGTCATGATGACATACAGATTCTTGATAGCTCTGAGCAGTTTTTAGCCAAACTACAGGAAGAATTAGCTAACCCTAGCACCGGATTCATTGGACCAGCAGGTACTACCTTACTTAGTGAGGACGCTGTGTGGTGGAACCAAGACAATTGGAAGAAAGGATTGCATCGTGGGTGTGTTCATCACCAGGAAAATGGTGCTGGGGAGATACTCAAGACCGTTTACGGGAACCCAGGTAGCGTAGTATGCCTTGATGGCTTGTTTTTAGCCGCAAAAGCAAGTACAATCAAGAAAATAGGTCTCCAAAAGCCCAAATACTTCAGCGGAGAGTGGGATTTCTACGATATTCACTACACTGTTGAAGCTTTTAAGGCCGGACTCACTAACAAAGCCGTATTTATCAACATGATACACCATTCTTTAGGGAATTTGGTGGGTCGTGAGTCTTGGCACGCTAACCGCACTGCATTTATAGATAATACTGAACTACCTATGTCTGTATGAAGAGACGAAAACCTAAAATCAAGGGTATGCGAACAAAGTCTAAGGTCTTAGGAGATAATACCAAGCCCATAGGCAGACGAAGGAAGAGAAAAAGGACCGGAGGGAACAATACCTCTCCAGCCCCTGTAGACTCAATCTAAATCTTTTTTAACTTGCGTCGGAGTTTTCTTCTTTCTGACCTTTTTCTTAGGTTCTTCTACTACAGCAGCCTTAACCTTAGCTTCAGGTGCTTTCATAGTTATAGGGTCTACACCTAACCTACGAGCTAACACCTTACGGTGTCCACTTTTTACGGGCAAGACAGCTAAACGTCTCATCAGTTTGGGTACATTCATTATTTATCCTATCAGTCTTATGCTGATGTTTGAAGTCCTTTCCGAACTTTCTTTTATTATTTAGTATGGTAAGGTAGGTAAGCTTTTTTCTAAAGTTTTCTTGCTTCTCAAAAAACTTGCCGTCCTTGTTTCTGTATTGCTTTCTACTGAGGGTTTTACGCCTCAAAGAGAACTCCTTGAAATCTCCACACCAGTACGCGCGTCAATGATAACCTCTTCTCCAGGGCAATGCAAACTTGTGCTTCCTGCTCCGGTTACCTTAACCACCTCTCCAGGAGCGTGTACGTTACGTAACGTAATCGTGTTACTCTTGATTGTAGGATCGTCAACATAGGAGTCAATGGATACAGCAGCCTTGTTCCGATGGTTTTCACGAATAATGAAAGCACAATCTTCAATTACAATGTTGTCAGCAGATCGTATAGCAACAATGTTACGGTCAGGAGTGGTGTAGTCATAAAGATTGTTCTTTAATTCTACTAGCTCATACTGGCACCCACCCGTCCAGACATTGGAGTCAGACCAACCACCATGAGTACATACAAATGCACCCGTAGCATGGTAATCACCGAAGTAGTCCGGGTTAGGTTCGTCCCAGTTAGCTACGAACGAAGAGTTACTAACCTTGATGGTGCCTGGATAGTTCACTGACCCGCAAGTAAAGTAGGTCAGAGAAAAAGATCCTCGCCCCGCGAACTTACCACAATCAATCATGTGACAGTCATCTACGATGTACGTCGGCTTCTTGGTGTACGAATGGTTGTTCGGGTAAGAACTAGGCTTGTCAGGCTTCGCAGCCGGACGGTGAGCATACTGAAGACCCTGAGCACCTACGTTTACAAACGTAGACCTCTTTACCGTAGAACCCTCTTGAGGAGAAATGTACATACCGTGCTCTTTCATCCAAGAGTAATCGCAATCCTCAATGACCCTCTCTGGAACGTAATGCTCCCTAGCGCCCCAAAGGTTTTGAGTTTGCCCTACGTCTCCATCTGAGTTAGTACACTCAATGTTCTTCCACGTATACGTGCCAGGACGCGGCGCAGTATCAACATGCATGTTACTCGCCCACTGCGACTGACAAGTCGCCGCAATGTCCTCTGTAAGAAGATCCCCCTCAGTCCAGTCCCCACGCCGCACATCCCCAATATTACCTTGAGCAACGCGACCAGTCCGACCAGCACGCATCGCGGGCGCACGCCACAACTTGTTTTCCGCCGACGTTTTACCTATACGATCTAATGCCCTAAACTCACTAGGCTCAGGCTCAGGATCGACAACAGGCGGCGTTCGATCTACGTCCTCCACCGTGATAGTGTCACTCCAAACCGAAGCAATAGGCGTACCATCCAGCTTGTAGCTGAAACCACGAATACGGTACTCCCATTTGGCGTCAGAGTTGGCCTGTGGGAACGCAGGTAAATATTCATCCACGTAACCCTCAACCGCCTCCTTGGTGATGGAAGTCCAACCACCATCCCCCTCGCGGAAGTCCGGGCGGCGGTGAATCTGCACTAGCGGAGTCTCTAACGGTAAAGGAAAATCCCAACCCAATACCACCGTTGTCCCAACTACCTCAGCCACAAAATTAGCTGGGACCAC